CGCCGGCGCTGTTACTATTGCATCAGTTAGTGCTCAAAAGGCTGCAGCCGACGATACAAGAGGAAACTTGTCCTTTACTGATATCACAGCGTTGTCAATCTTAGATAGCGGAGCTGGCGACGACACTGCTGGCGTTGCTCTTCGTCCAGGTGCTGTTAATATCATTAAGAGCCCAGACTTTGGTGCATCACACACTGCTGTCAACAACGACGGCACTGGCTCAGGTGACAATGCTAAGCTTACATTGGGTGACGGAGATTATCAGGGACAAGAGACCACTATCGTTAGAGCAGTTCCTGGAAGCACAACCGCATTAGGTGTTCTCGTTGTTACTCTTTCACACCTTCGACACCTTGACGGTGGAGATGTTGTTGACAACGAAGATCTTACGCTTCAAGCACACGCCCAAGCCGACGGATCCCCACTTTTTAAGTGCATTTGGGACGGAACAGCTTGGATGTCTCTCATGGGTGTTGCAGAAGCTCACATGGGATGGTCAGGCACAACGGCTTCCTAATAGGTAGTTGATTATTATGCGCGGAGACAGCCTTCTAAAGCTAAGAGAATTAGTTGATGACTTGAGTGATCGTGATGAGCAACTCAAGAGGGACGTTTCTGCGTTTAATGACTTTTTTGAGCATTTCCCCGTTCCGGTCACTGTCTGGTCGACAAACCGGAACGGGGACGTTCTCACCTGTAAGGGTAATGCAATTCAATGCGTAGATGCTTCATGTGTTGAAAAAATGTTTAAGTGCCCACATCTAACAAATTATATCGTACAGGCTCACAAACAAGTTATAGAAGGAAAAACTGTTTCTTTTATGATTGAGTCAGGCGATCCTATATTTTACGTACATGTTGTGCCAAAGATAGATGATCATGGCCAGTTCGCTGGTGCCATGGGATTGGCATGGGATATTACATCCAATGTTGCAATGCTTGGGCATGCTTCTAATTCTATAAAGTATCTCAAAGAAGGTAGTTTAGAACTAGGGTTAGATCTTTTAAATGAAGCCGTTGCGTCAAGCCGTCTTCGATCAATGATTGAATCAGGTATACCGATGCATCGAATGCCTGACATGGGAGAAACTTGAATGGGTGGTGATAGTCAAAATGGCTGGAACGAATACTCACGATTAGTTCTCAAAGAGCTTGAAACACTCACTGACGGTATTACAGCTCTAAGAGAAGAAATTTCAGATCTTAAACAAGAGATAGCACTTCTAAAGTCAAAAGAAGATAAAGTTTCTGAACTAAAGATATGGAAAGAAAAGATCGACGAGGTTGCGTCGCCTACGCAGCTCAAAGCATTGACAGACGATGTCGAAGGCTTGAAGGTTTTCAAAACCAAGGCAGTTACAGTTTTTGCAGTTGTTCAGTTTGCCATGGCGGCTATTTTATTCGCCATGAAGTTTGTGGGTAATGGTTAGACCAACCCAGTAGTTTGTTGTTTGTATTTGTTAGTTTATTTGGATAGTTAATAGGGGTAGACCCTAGGAGTGTTACGTGGCATTATTTGCAAATACATTGACCCCAACACCGTTTGGAATATTTGACGAAGAGGTACAGTTTCAAAACGAAGCTGACGCCATGGTCACGTTTGTTAAGCGTAAGCTAGGCGACGATATTCTATCAGTTGAGCTAACTAAAAAGCAGGTGTGGGCTTGTTTTGAAGAGGCATTTCTAGAATACGGCTCATTAGTCAATCAATATCAGGCTGCATCACAACTTTCTAATCTAATTGGCGCTGCTACCGGATCAGACATCTCTGGAATGGAACAGAAGTTCCCTAGAGAGAATCTAGAGCTTATCATGAGACGTGCTGAACCTTATGCCATGGAGGCAGGGCTCGGAGGCTCCTATCATACAATCTCTGGGTCTATTAAACTGGAATCAAGACGACAAGACTACGACATTCTGAAGGAGCTCAAAGACGGAGACGGGAACCTGATATATTCAAGTTCTGTTAATAATCCGCCAACTAGGCTTAAGATTATGGAGGTGTTTCACTTTTCACCTCAAGCCGCCTATCGATTCTTTGATACAACTTCGGCACTTAACTACTTAAACAATGAGTTTTCTTTTGAGTCGTTTACCCCTGAGACTGTATTTTATGTCTTGCCTGTTTTTGAAGATGTTCTAAGAGGTGGTCAACTCAAGCTTTCTCAAAAAGTTAGAAGATCAAACTACTCTTATAAGATAATGGGAACACAAATTAGAGTGTTTCCAGAGCCTACAAATTCAAACCCCATGAGTTTGTTTATAAGAATTGGTGTACCACTTGATCCGCTAAACCCGTCATATGATGATGGCACCATTGACGGTATGAGTAACTTATCAAACATACCGTACGGCAATTTAAAATTCGCCAGAGTAAACAGCATAGGGCGCCAGTGGACCAGACAGTATACTTTGGCACTAGGAAAAGAATTGCTGGGTCTAGTAAGATCAAAATTCGCTACCGTTCCGATTCCAGGTGGCGACTTACAATTAAATGGAGCAGATCTTATAGCACAGGGCCGGGAAGAACAAACAAATCTTCGCACTGAACTAAAAGAAATGCTTGATAGCATGACATACAGTAAGATGCTTGAAGACGAGGCAAATGCCTCAGAAAACCTCATGAGAATTCTTAAGAATATTCCCATGCCGAACGGATTAGCCATATCGATGGGCTAGGAGATATAAGTGGCTAGGATATTCATAACACCCCGAGAAATTGATTTTGTATCTCACATTACTAAAGAGATTACAAAAGACGTAAGAGGACAAAAGATATACTATTATAGAATACGTCACGATATCACTGACGTCCATGATGTATATGAAGAGGCCCCTGAAAAAGTTTTTGATCCACCAATTGAAGTTGAAGCAATGGTGGAGTGGACACCAGAAGAAGTTAGAACAAATCGTTTTGGTAGTGAAGAATTTAAAAGCATCGAAGTCTATATTCAGATGCGTGATCTAATCGACCGGGGTTTTGAAGTTACAGCCGGCGACTATTTTAGTTATGGGTCAATATTTTTTGAAATCACCTCTGTTGTAGTTGACAAGACTATATTCGGTCAAATTGAACACAAGACTGGATTTAAAGTCACTGGCAAGCAAGCTCGTGAGGGTCAAATTGATAAATTTGCAATCGGTCCAACATCTGAAGATCAAAATGATCCAGACTCTGTGCAGACAGAGTTTGTTCAAAAGCGAGGATTGGCTGAAAATAGCGAAGGCCCAACTGGAGACAAAAGGGCGCTTATTGAAGACGGCAAACTTGACCCACCAGATGAAGGACCTGCTAAAGTTAAAAAGGATTCGGGGTCTATTAAGTCTTCGTTTTACGGAGATTAAAAATGTCTACTAGATACGACAAACAAATAGAATCTGCAAATACAGTCGCAGGTGGCTACGAAGGAAAAGACGCAGGTGATATCTACGTTCCTCCTTGTACTATTGAGGATGTTGATAGGGCTGTATTTAATCTGTTTGAAAATCAAATACCGCTTCAGTATGAGCATAGAAAGAAGCAAAAAAGAATTCCAGTTATCTTCGCCACTGGTGAACGATTTGCTGTGCTTAGAAGAAAAAAGCCGCTTAAAGACAAAAACAACGCACTTATTTTGCCGCTTGTATCAATTATGAGAACCGGAGTTTCACAAGAAGTGGCTCACGGAATGGCAACAAGTGAAACACAGACTATTACTATTAAGAAGAAGATATCAAAAGATAGTGACACTTATAAAAGACTGCTTAACAACGTTTTCAAAAACATGGATGAAGCAGCATCGACAGGACATAAGGACGGACAGCCCGGCGCTGAGCCAGGCAAGGTAGCTACTAGAAGAGGATCAAAGTCCGCAACTATGGACAGTAGGCAAGGACGCCTTTTAGCACCTTCACTAGGTGATAACATCTATGAGATATACACCATTCCTCCTGTCAAGTACTTCACAACAACATACGATATTACATTTTGGGCGCAATACACACAGCAGATGAATGATATGATTACTGCGCTTATGAGCTCATACCAAGATAATAATCGTAGAACTTTCAAACTAGAGACTGATAAGGGTTACTGGTTTGTAGGATTTACAGATGCTGATATGTCGCCTGGCAATAACTACGATGACTTTACAGACAGCGAGAGATTAGTCAGATACAATTTTACGATGAGGGTCGGAGGTTATATGGTCTTACCAGAATTTCCCGGTTCTAAAACAGGAATTCGTAGAACAATATCGGCACCAGACATCACATTTGATGTAACACAAGCAGGGGATCTTGCCCCTGATTTTTTCCCACCAGTCGCGTCAGGCTCACCAAGTGATTATATCATGGAAGATTTATTGACAGAATCAGATAGTTATCCAGGTGCAGCAATTGGTCATGCCGGTAATTCAGCATTAGCATCAGTTGACTCTAGACGAGCAGGATCTATTTCAAAGACTCTTGCATCTGAAGGATCTTCTGGATCCGGAGGATCTTCTAGCGTTAATTCAAGTTCCGCAACAGGAGATACTAAAATGGGCGGTTTTACAAAAGGAAGAGAACAGGCCAAAATGCGAAGAATGGTAATTGATCCATTTACGGGAAAAAGAAAATGGAGTTTAGTTACTGTCATTTCAAAGGACCAAAGGTCCGGCGAGACAGTGTACCGAGAAGGAATTACGATCGATCTCGGTAATTTGGGTTAATTATTTCGAGGTTCCTTGTCTTTATCTATCTTACTGACCGGGAATTTTGAATCAAACGTCAATACTTATCTTAGGATGACACGAGTCTAAGGAGAATCATTCAATGGCCGAGCAGACATTTAGATCACCTGGGTTCTTTGAACAGGAAATAGATCTCTCAGCTAGAGTAGCCACGCCGCTGGGCGTACCAGCAGGCGTAGTTGGCACTGCAGAGCGAGGACCAGCATTTGTGCCGGTCACTGTGGGATCACTAGCAGATTTTACAGCAAGGTTTGGTTCGCTAGACCAGGACCGTTTTGGTCCGTATGCTGTGAGAGAATTTCTTAAGAACAGGAATGCAGTTACTTACGTACGTACTTTAGGTGCGGGCGTTATCGAAAACGATACAGATATTAGCAATTTTGAACAAGGCGGATACGCTAAAAATGCAGGTACTGTATTAACAACAACAGCACGCGACGGAGCCACAGATGGCCAACACGGTGCTGTTACGTTTATCGTCGCAGAACACAGAACCCGGGCCGATGGTGCCGGAAACGAAGTTGCAGGGTATCCATTATTTAGCGACAACGATTCATTCGGTGTTGCAGGAAATATTGTTACTCTTGTAAGAGCCGTCATCTTAACAGATGAGGGAACAAGAATCGTACCAGCAGTCGCAACCTCCGGAACAACTGCCGCAGCAGCTTCTGGCGAAGCCGCGCTCCGAGCCGCTGACACTAGAAAGGTGAATGCACACAAAGCTACGGGTCGATTTGCACTATGGATTGCACAAGATGCCGACGGTGCTGATATCACAGCAGCAAATGCAAAGTCTTACGTTGTTTCACTAGATCCTAGCGATACTATGTACATTGGAAACGTTCTTAACACAGATCCAGACCAGTTCGCAGCTCTTAAGCATGTACTATATCTAGACTATGCTGTTGAAGATGAACTAGCATCTGTTAAGCGACACTCCTCAGCCGACGCCGCGAAGGTTGGTGTATACATTGGCTCACCCTCTTCAGATACAGATTCCGGATTTGATAAGACTTCAAAACACATGAATTTGTTTGGACGATTCGACAGTAGATTTACAACTGCCAGAACTCCCAATATCATCTCGCAGCCATTCGGTGAGTCAGAGCATGACTTATTTCACTTCGAGACAATCGATGATGGTGCTGTTGGTAATACACAATACAAGATTTCAATTGCCAATCTAAGAAGATCAACAGATCCCAACAATCCGTACGGAACATTTGATGTTCAAGTAAGAAGCTTTGGTGACACTGATACAAATCTTGAAGTTTTGGAGGCATTTCCAGCATGCTCGCTGGATCCGAATTCTGAAAACTACATCGCCAAGAAAGTTGGCGACAAGAAGGTTTTCTATAACTTTAATGCTGCCAACATCGAGGATCGTGGTCTAGCAATTCAAGGAAAGTATCCTAACAAGTCATCACGCATCAGGGTTATGATGTCAGATGCAGTTGAGAACAAAGATGTTCCGGCATCATCATTGCCTTTTGGTTTCCGAGGCGTGCCGGTGCTCAAGACATCAGTTTCAATGATGGATCAAGCAGCGACAGCGGATGTATTCGGCACAGACGGATACGCAGGTTCTTATAGCGCATCACTTCTTAAGCATGATGGTGACGTTGATGATACTGCAGCAAATCATGTATTCGGAATTGTTCCGCCGCTACCGTTTAGATTTAAGTGCACACGCGGTGCTACTTCTAACACAGCAACGTGGACAGGACTCGAAGGTGACAACGAGCGATCAGATGCTAGATTTTACTGGGGTGTCAAGTTCGAAAGAATGCCTTTATCATCAAGCGCCGATCAAGGGTCAGTTACAGATGCTATTATGAATCCAAACGTTGGTGCACTACCAAATGCACTTATTGGTTCATATGCTAAGTTTCAAGGAATTGCCAAGCTCGACACGCTAATAACAGGCTCAGGCGCTGATAAGTTTAACAACAATAAATTTACCATGGCTCGCGTCGCTTTTGCAAATCATGTAAACTCAGGTTCAGTAGGTAAAGAACTTACAGAACTTACAGGTACTGCTAAGGAGCACATGCTCGGAGCAGCCTACATGAGAAATGGTACACCTGATTCATCATACTATACCATTAAAGATGCTGGCGTTGGCGGAGCAGACCAGAGGTTGACATTTGCCTCACTAGTTAATCACAACAGCTCATCTTACTTTAATAGGTTTACCGAGTACGCAAAGTTCTCAACAATGTTCTACGGTGGTTTTGACGGTGTCAACTTCTTAGATAGAGATAATCGTCTAATGAACGATAAAGCTTCATCATCAGATACTGGTGGTAAGGCAACTGATGCTACTCCTGCTATCGGTCTTAAGACACACGTTGCAGGTAAAGGCAGCAAGAACAACATTGTTTCATCCTTTAAAGAAGCAGTTACAATCATTACAAACCCAATGGCATCAAGAATTAATATTCTTGCAGTTCCGGGAATGAGAGATGCGTTTATCAGTGATCATGCTCTAGAGGCTGTAAAGAGCTACAGCATGGCAATCTACTTGATGGACGTTATTAAGTACGCTTCAGGTGGAACACGCTTGTTTGATGATTCAACTGCTAAGGTTGATGTACAAGAAACATCAGAGCAATTTGAAAACAGAGTGATTGACAACAATTACGGTGCAGCTTACTTCCCAGACGTCGACTTGGTCGATGTTGTCAATAACGAAGTAGTTTCTGTCCCGGCTTCTGTTGCTGCGATGACAGCACTAGGATTTAATGATAAGGTTGCATATCCATGGTTTGCACCAGCCGGCTTCAACAGAGGCGCGCTGGAATCTGTAACAAATGTTGATGTTCGACTTAACTCTGCTGACAGAGATCTTCTTTATGATGCGAGAATTAATCCAATCGCGGTCTTTCCGACCGGCGGGTTCGTAATTTTCGGTCAAAAGACACTTCAAGTTGCTAAATCAGCACTTGATAGAGTAAACGTTCGCAGGCTTCTTCTAGAAGTCAAACGATTAGTTTCGGGCGTTGCAACAAAACTGCTATTTGAGCAAAATAATGAACAGACTAGACAGAGATTTGTTAACCAAGTCACACCTCTTCTTACATTAATTCAAGCTCAAGCAGGTATCGAGAAGTTTGGCGTTGTTTGTGATAATACGAACAATACTGATTCTGATCGCGAATCAAACAAGATGAACGGGCGAATTATTCTTGTCCCAACAAGAGCCGTTGAATTCATCGCGGTTGATTTTGTCGTTACGAATAGCGGAGTTTCGTTCGAGTAATGAATATGTATATAATAGGACATTTTGCACAGTTAGGAGCAAGACAGAATGGCTGAGCTAACATTTAAAAGCCCAGGTGTCAGTACAAGGGAAATCGACCTAAGCGGTCCTACTGCTTTAGGCCCTCAAGGCACCCCGGCCGGAATTATTGGAACTGCAATCAAGGGACGAGCATTTGTTCCTATTACAGTTGCTACTTATCAAGACTTCGTCGCAGAGTTCGGTTCTACCGACGGCGAAAAATTTGGACCTCTAGCCATGAACGAGTGGATGCGTAATGCGAGAGCAGGAACGTATGTTAGAGTTCTAGGTGTAGGCGATGGCAAAAAGCGTAATGACACAACTGGTGTTGTGGCAAATGCAGGATTTGTGGTCGGTGAGCGTTTAGTCAAAGACAGTGGTCTAATTGGTTCAACTAGAGAGCTATTAAAGACAGTAGGCGGCGCAAACCCGTTTGCAGTTGCACCAGTTGATGACGCCGACGGCGACTTCGACCAGGGTGCTGACAGACCTCAACCTCTAGGACGTATGAACTTCCTTGGATCGTTGATGGCTGATGCAAATTCATCTGGTTATTTGGTCGACGCCGGCGCGCAGTCACTGACAAGTGTCTCTGCTAAGCTTCAAATCCATACAGCTGATGGTGATGAAGACATTAAGACTAACGTCCTTGAGAAGCATGCTATAACAATTACTGCGCGTACAGCCAATCCTGACACACCTAAAACTCTTAAGTTTGTTGTTACCAACACCAGCGCCGGTGGCGTTGTTACAGGGACAGTTTTGGAGGCAGGATCTGATACGGGTGCTGAAACCGCAGGTGCTGGCAACGTCGGTGCAATTGCAGTAGGTGTACCTAACGGCGTCGCGACAACATCTCGAGCGTTTCTAACAGCACTTCGTGATGCAATTGTTCATGCAAACGCGTTTGGTGCAGCTGGTGCGAGTGGAGACTTCCTTAGTGTAGCTTTAACGGATACAGCCGGTGCAAACCCCCAGACGCTAGTACTCACTCAGCAACCCGGTATTGATGGCAATACAGCAATTGTAGAGACTCTCGGAAACAAGATCCTCTATAAACACCCGGATTCGGCGCCTGCTGTTACCGCATTTACAGCCGGCTCTGGTGGCGCTGGTGCTCCAATTCTTCGTGCTGCGATCATGACTCCAGATGGTGTTATTATGGCACTTTCATCGTCGTATCAAACCACAGCTACTATCGATACAGCAGAGCCTCCTGTATCCAACAATGCCGGCGCTCAAGAAATGACAGCAGGTCAGGCACACGGTACTGTTAATCTTAACAATGGTAAGCAAGCTTTCGAGTTGTTTTTAAACGGACATAAGTCTACTAGCTTATACCCTAATAAGATCAAGGCATCGTTTGATCCATCTGATCCTAGCTATCTCGGTAAGGTCCTAAATACAGATCCTACTAAGGTTCGTGAGGCAGGACACTTCTTGTATGCACATTGGGATGTGCACTCTGCAGTATCCAAACCAGACGCATCAGGCGTACATACTGCAGGCCACACAGGAACGGGTCTAGAAGAAGCTGCATTTATTCTTGCAGGTACTACAGGTCGTAATGCTGGAACAGCAAATAATCCTAACTATGAAGACTTCCAGGACCGATATCAGACAGCACAGTCGCCGTGGTTTATGTCACAGGACTTTGGTGCAGGAAATAATAATCTCTTTAAGATTCATGCCATAGATGATGGCGCACGCGCTAACGATCTTTTTAAGGTTACTATTGAAAACATCGCTGCTAGCAGCAATGAAAACAATAAGTTTGGCAAGTTTGATGTTGTTATTCGTGACTTCTATGATAACGATTCAGACCCAGTTGTTCTAGAGTCATATAGGGGTGTTAACCTAGATAGAACTTCTGACAACTACATTGCTAGAAGAATCGGGGATATGCATGCATATTATGACTTCGACCAAAGAGCAGGCGCTCAAAAGCTAAGACTTGAAGGTGCATTTACAAACAGATCTAGATACGCAAGAGTGCAGATGCACACAGACGTATCAAGAGGCGTAATGCCAGATAGCTCTTTGCCAGTAGGGTTTAGAGGTCCTGGTCACCTTTCGCTGGACGGAAGCACAGCTCTTTCTGATGTCTTAGGTTCTGATACATGCTTTGTTGGAGGCTCCGGTGTTACACTGGCTGAAGTACGCCAAGTTAAAATGACACCTGTCCCGATGCGAAGAAATGTCGCACAAGGAAAAGGCAACAAGAAGCGTTCAAACGCAGACTTGGCATGGGGTGTTCAGTTTGAAAGAATTGACTCAATCGAAGAACCTAATAGAAATACAGTTGTTGATACATCAATTGCATCGTTTACAAAATTCTTCCCGAGTCACAGAAAAGACATCGCAAACGTATTTGTCCGAGATAATGCAGGTGCTGCTAATCTTAATAACGCTGTTCTAGACAGTGATCTTTATAACAATAATATCTTCACACTAGAAAGAGTTCAGGTTGTTACAGGATCTACTGATAAGCCGGTTGTTAATGAGTGGGCCGCTGCGACATACAGAAGAAACGGAACAAAGGGATCGTTAACATCAGCAAATGGTGCAACACACCAGGCGTCAGATACAAGATTCCTAGATCCTGCCAAGGACTTCGCTCACTTGCCAACTCGTAAGTACTTGAAGTTCACAACATTCGTTCAAGGCGGATTTGATGGCTTCAACATCTTTGATAAAGAAAAATCCAAGCTTTCTGACGTTGCAACTCGACGAGAATTCTCTGAGCCGGCCAATCAAGGCGGCGTTCAAGGACCAACGATCGCAGCATACAGAAAAGCTATTGATGTTATGGAAGAGAAGGCAGATGTTGAAATTCAACTGCTAGCAATTCCAGGACTAAGACACCCCTCAGTTACAGACTATGCAATTGACTCTGTTGAGAATCGTTTCGACGCGATGTTCTTGATGGATCTCGAGGAAAAAGATCAAAACAACCAGTTTGTTACAGGATCCTCTAAGCAACTTACAAACGTCACTTATACGGTTAACAACTTTGAAAGCCGTAACTTAGACAGTTCGTTTGCAGCTGCTTACTTCCCTGACGTTGTAATTACAGACCCTGTTACTAATTCAAATGTGCAATGTCCACCTTCAGTGGCAGTACTCGGAGCCTTCTCATTGAATGACTCCGTATCACATCCCTGGTTTGCTCCTGCGGGCTTTACACGTGGCGCCCTTAATACGGTATTGGAATCACAAGTAAAGCTTAAGAGAGCAAATCTAGATGCACTCTACGAGGCGGATATTAATCCGATCACATCGTTCCCTCACACACCGGGAGTTGTGGTATTCGGACAGAAGACACTACAGGCTGCACAAAGTGCTCTTGACCGTGTCAATGTACGTCGACTTCTCATCGATATTCGTAGAAGAGTTAAGAAAATTGCACAAGGCTTATTATTTGAGCCTAACAGAGTAGATACGCTTGCTAGATTCTCCAATTTGGTGAATCCAGTTATGCAGCAGATTCAAGCGCAACAAGGCTTGGATCGGTACAAGGTACAGATTGATACTTCAACAACAACTCAGGCTGATGTTGAAAATAATACAATCCGTGGCAAGATTTTCTTGCAGCCGACAAGGTCTCTAGAGTTCATCTCTCTAGATTTTGTCGTTACAAATCAAGGAGCCGAGATTTAATCTCGTTAAACGCATACTTAGTAGATAAGGAAACTAGGAGACTACAAAATGGCAGAGACACTTCAAGTCAGTGATATGCTACCAAATAAGTTTGAGCCGAAGCGAAAGTTTCGATGGGTCTTCGCCATTGAGGGACTCGACTCCTTCTTGATGAAGACCGCTGCACGTCCAAACATTACGATTGCGGAGCAGGAAGTACCGTTCATGAACTCTACACGCTATATGGCGGGTAAGGCTAAGTTCGAAGCGATTTCCGTTACGCTTTACGATCCAATTGCACCTTCAGGTGCACAACAGGTTATGGAGTGGGTGAGAACACACTTCGAATCAGTTTCAGGCCGAGCTGGTTACGCTGACTTTTATAAGCGTGACTGCCAGCTTAAGCTACTGGATCCTGTTGGGACAGTTGTTGAGCTTTGGGACCTCAAGGGGTGCTTTCTCACAAACGCAACATTTGGTGATCTGGATTACGGCGCAGAAGATATGACTGAGATCGCACTCTCAATCAGATTTGATAACTGCGTACTTCAGTACTAAATTCACTTCTTAAATAGAACGAACTAGCCCGATGTAATGTCGGGCTTTTTTGTGTTTAACATCTGACCAAAACAATCTAATGTTATACGATGTGCAGTGAAAGCACCGAATAACAATTTACTGAGGAGACATAGTCAAGTGTCAGATAACGAAACTAAAAATCGGAATGAGGTATTTACTGCCGCTGAAGCACAGAAGGCAGGTTTTACAACACGTAACGTGATGATGGAGGACTTTAATTTTGAAGTACCGACTGAATCTGTTCCTCTTCCTTCAAACGGAACTGTATACCCCGCCGAATCACCTTTGGCCCACCAAGAAACGCTTGATATCAAAGCAATGACTGCTAAGGAAGAAGATATTTTGACTTCCCGAACACTAATTAAAAAAGGCACAGTAATTAGTGCACTTATTAAGTCATGCCTAATTGATAAATCAATTGATCCAGATGTTATGCTTACAGGCGATCGAAACGCCGTCATGACTGCTATTCGCATTACAGGCTATGGCTCAGAATACAATGCTGAAGTCGACTGTCCTGCATGCGGAGAAAGATCTAAGCAGGAATTTAATTTGGCAGAATTACCACTTAAGCGATTAGAGCTTGAGCCTGTAGCGCCGGGTGCAAATCTTTTTGAGTTCAAGCTTCCTGTTACAAAAATGGACGTAAAGTTTAAGTTTCTAACAGGTCAAGATGAATCAAATCTAACAATTCAAATGGAAAGACGAAAAAAGCAGGGAATGAAGGCAGACAACTTCGTAACCACACGTCTACATTATTCAATTGTCTCAGTAAACAACATTACAGACAAATCAAAAATCTCACACTTTATCAGGAATATGCCTGCACGGGACTCTTTGGAGCTTCGTAAATATATTGACAAACAAGAACCGGGAATCGACATGAAGCAATGGATGGATTGTCCACATTGTCTTGAATCCTCGGAGGTGCGCCTGCCGATGGGCGCCACGTTTTTTTGGCCTGACTCCGAATGATAAGGAAATCTTCTTAGAGCACATATTTAGTCTTATGTACTATATGGGCTTTACATTCGAAGAATGTTACAGACTTCCTGTTTGGCAGAGACACTGGTTCTTAAAGCGGCTAAACAAAGAGATTAAGGCAGCTAACGACTCACAGTCTGGTGCGTCTAGAGCTGCACATGCCAACGGTGGTGAACAACGCGCCCTTCAAGGGCGCCAGCGTTCTCAAGTCCCATCTAGACTAAGAAGGTTTACATAGAAACCAATATTTAACTTTAGATAAGGACTATTATGAATAACTACACAATCGATGAGACAGCTTACGCTAGCTATATTTTGGGGTCGACTCAAAAGGTAAAGTTAAAAGGCAAAAAAGAAATTGTAGAAGCTACAAAGGAAGTTCTAGAAGCTTCTAAGGAGCTTTATACAGCTCTATCGTCTGACAGTACGACAATTGATCAAGTTATGCCACTCTTAGAAAATAAGCGCGCCCGCGCAAAAGCCTATAATAAGGTTACTGGTCGAATCTGGCGTCTATAGTTTCTACTGCAAGCTTTGAGCACTAGATACTTAATGTTGCTGAGCTTAACATGAGAGTGTAAATAGCATATGGCCGACGAAGGCGCACAACTAGAAATACAGCAGCAGATTAACAAGCTCCTACAGGATAGGCAAGCGTTAATGGCTGCATCTGCAAAGCAATTGCAAGACCAGACGCAAATTGCCATGCAGCTTTGTGCCGCACTTAAGTGTGAGTCATTAGAAGGCATGACTGAATCCCTAGAGGGAATGACAGGTGCACTAGAAGGTGCAGCAGACGCAGCAGAAAAACCAAAAAACTCAATAGAGTCAGTTGCAGACGCAGCCGGAGGTCTAGCCGATAAACTAGATGCTTCAAAGGTCGCAGCAGTCGGCGCCGGCGTAGGACTGATATCAGGGTTTAAGGGTAGCTTAGGAATGATGAAGAGTGTCGGTAAAGGAATTACCGGCATTGTAGGCTCACTTGGTAAAGTTGGTGCCACAATTCTAGCAACGCCTTTCAAGATGATGTCAGGTCTTATTGGCATGGCGCAATCAGGCGGTGGCGGCCCGTCCCCAATTCGCGAAGAACTAGAGGCAATGCGCGGAACGTTTGGTGATCTTGCATCAAATGAAGGTAAAGCAGTTGCATCTTCATTAGGACAAGTGCAAGATCAGATGGGCGACCTCGGCGGTACTGGGCTCAGTATGGCACAAGTGTATGGCCATGGTCCTGGTGGCGTTGCTGCTGCAATGAAAGATGTACATGAGCTAGCAACAGCAATCGGTCCCGGATTAAGCGGTATGACTGAAATGTTCCAGAAGTCTGCTGTTGAACTTTCAATGTATCGCAAAGGCTTGGGAATGACAGCCGATGCGCAAGCCATGATGCTTAAGCAGGCTGCAGCTGCAGGTAAAGATCCTGTTGATGAGATGAATAAGTTCGCATCAATGGCAATCCAGATGGGCGATCAGTTTGGTGTTAGTGCAAAAACTGTAGGTAAGTCAATGTCTGATATGGCATCTGACGTAGCAAACTTTGGTACACTTAGTGTTAAGGAGCTAGGTAAGGCTGCAATCTACACAGAAAAGCTAGGTATTAAGACAAAGGAGCTTCAAGGAGTTATTTCTAAGTTTGACAACTTTGAGGATGCTGCAAAGGGTGCTGGTGAAATGGCTCAGGCGTTTGGTATGAACGTTGATGCAATGGAACTGATGAATGCACAGAACCCTGCAGAGCGCCTATCAATGCTTCAGAAGTCATTTAAAGAGACAGGTAAGTCTGTTGAAGACATGAGTCGCCAAGAACTGAAAATGCTAGCATCACAATCAGGTCTTTCTGAGGAAGCTGCAAAGCTAGCATTCAGTCAAAAAGGCATGTCCATGAGTTATGATGACGTTGCCAAGGGCGGAGACAAAGCTGAAAAGAAACAGCTATCTCAGGCTGAGGCAATGGACAAGCTCGCGGATTCTATTCAAAAAGTCACAGCCGGCGGCGGCGGAGGAGGATTTAAAGGATTCTTCGACGCATTTCTATCTGGCTTCGGCGACGGAATTAAAAAGTCTAAAGAATTCCGAAAAATGATGAAAAACATCCGCCAGTCGCTTAAAGTAGTATTCAAGGCAGGAAAAGTAATCGGAAAAATGTTCGTAGACATGTTTCCGGGCGTTAAGCAGTTAATGGGCGGCATCGCTGATCTGTTTGATCCTAAAAAGTTTAAAGCACTTATGGGTGATGTAACCAAGATCTTTAAAGGCTTTTTTGGTGATCTAGCTAAAGATCCTGTAAAAGCAACAGAAACATTTATCAAAAAAATCAAAGATACGTTTGGAAAGTTTTTTGGAAAACAAGGCGGTGCAGCAAAAGACGTAAAAGAGGGCGGATCTAAGATCATGAAGGCCCTTGGTGGTATCTTTACGGGACTTTTATCAGTTGCCCTTAAAGGTTTAACAACTCTGATCAAAAACATCACAGAGAAGATAAAGAACCCACCCCAGCTTAAGGCAGGTGCGAACGGAATGGTAGGCGGCTTTGGCGCAACCCTTATAAAAGCACTTAAGGGATTAGTACCTCCGCTAGCAAAGGCTTTGTTTGAGATGGGTAAAGCAATTTTTATAAAATTCAAGCCTCAAATTATTAAGCTAGGAACAGCACTTCTAGTCGCCTCACTAACAAAGATGTTTCTTGTAGCAGCACTCTCAGCCGCAAAAGGTGCCATAATAGGCAAAGTCGGTGCTATAGTCGGCAAGGCATTCGGAAAAATGTTTGGCGGCGTAGCTAAAAATCCAGCAGCACTTAAAGGTGCCGGCACCATGGGCAAAGGAATGGCCAAGGGCGGCGGCATGGGTAAAGGCTTTGGTGGATTTATCAAGGGCTTTGCAAGTATAAAGGTTACTGATATCATCAAGGCTGCTTTCAAGCTTTCAATTATGGCACTTACGTTCATACCAGTAATTAAGGTATTCGCTTTCGCTGCTGTTGAAGCATACAAAGTAATAAAGTCATCAGGCCCGATGAAGGTTGCTGCCGGCATGATTGCACTAGGCATCGCTGTCGGTGCAGCTGTTGTCTTGCAAAAAGCAGGATCAAAAATTAATGCTGGCGGAGTGGCTCAAGCCTCTGTTGGCTTACTAGCAGGCGCACTTATGCTTGGCGTAGGTGGTATTGCATTCTCAATTGCACTAAAAACCGCAGCAAAGTCTTTTGAAGGCTTAGACTGGAAGAAAATACCCGGTGCAATGATAGGTTTGGCTATAGCAGCTGGAGCTGCTGTATTATTATCAATGGCTGGTGTCCCGCTTAACGCTGCAACAGGCGCCATTCCAGGCCTGCTAGCAGGTGCACTAATGATCGGTGTTGGCGCGGTTGCTTTTGCTTTAGCACTAGGCGTTGCAAACGCGACTATGGGCTCTGTTGACATGAAGTCCGCAGTGGTAAATATGATAGCGTTGGTAGCTACAGCCGGTGCAGCAGTACTGCTAGCACTAGCAGGAACCGCACTAATACCTTCCGCTGCCGGAATTCCTGGTCTTCTTTCTGGAGCACTGTTAGTTGGTGTTGGTGCATTAGCCTTTGCACTGGCATTAGGTATTACTAATAAGGCCATGGGCGCTGTAGATATGAAGTCTGCTGCACTTAACTTTGGCATGCTGGCATTGACTATCTTTGCTGCTGTACCTATGGCAAGTGCTGCTATAGCTTTGGGCCCACTAGGAGTTCCAGCCTCATTAGGCGCTGTATTTGGCGCGTTATTCCTTTCAGTTGGTGCAACCATGTTCGCCTCAGCATTACAAACTGTCACCAAGCAGATGGACAAGGTTGACATGCTTAAAGCTGCACTTAATATGGGATTCTTGGCGCTAGTAATGGTAGCTACAGTGCCTATGGCAATTGCAGCAGCTGCCTTGGCAATACCAGCTGTACTAGGAATGATAGGCATATTCCCAGCAGCCGGATTCTTAGCACTGGTAGCGTCTGTTCTTGGGCCGGCACTGGTTTCATTTGGTGCAATGGGAATCGATGCTAAGAAAGTGGCCACAAATGCAGGAGCAGTTGCAGCCGCTATGGGCGCACTAGTGATAACTGCATTGACTGCAGTTCTTCTTATACCTTTCGCTGTTCCGTTTATCGGAGGCTGGTTAATGAAGAAAGGAATTGGGATCATTGGTAAGTTTATGACAATGATTGCAGAAAAACTGGTAGGTCCGCTCCAGGCTTTTGCCGCAATGCCAATTCCAGCTAGTGCTTCACTAGGTCAAAAGATTGATCTTATTAATGCAGCTGTTGAAGGTGTTGGAACGCTAGGTAATGTGGCAATCGGATTAGCACAAATTGATCAAGCTGCTGTGGAAGAAGGCGGAAAACAAGGAAAGACAATAGACTCAGTTACAGCTTTCATGAATACACTATTGGGTGGTATGGTCGACATGATCAAGGCAATAGGTGAAGTTGCTAATTCTGTCGATCCATCACAAATAGGCGCTATCAAGGCAATAGCAGACGTAATTGCTGCCCTAGGAAAATTAATTGGAAGTGTTGTTCCTCCAATAGCAGAACTAGCTATGGAAATGTTAGATGCTTCGACAGAAGGTGGAGGATTATTTTCTAGTGGCAAGGTAAACACCGGAAAGTTTGATTCCATGATGGGCAGTATCAAGGGCTTAATGGATGGCGTGTTTGGCATCATGAAAGCGCAAATCGGCCCTATGGTGAAGAACATTATCACCATGGAAATACCGGGAGGTGTAGAAGCGGCTCAGCCGAAGATTGATTTGATATCCAAGGTTGTTGGCGTTATTGGAACATTCCTAGAGCCTATGTCAACTGTCTTGAAAATGATGCAAGAGCAGGAATCAAAAAAAGGCTTTTTCGAAAAGATGGCAGACGTCATTACAGGACAAAATCCAGCTGACAGTATGATGGGCAAGCTAAAGATTATAATGACAGGCTTGATGAACATGATCAAGGATAGCTTGCCTGTAATAGTCACATCAGTAATTGCTGCAGCTGACGCAGCCGGTGATCCTAAGGTAGCACAACCTAAAATAGCCTTAGTAGCTTCAGCCATTGATATCGTAGGCAAGATGACAGGCCAACTATTTAAGACATTAGACCTTGTCAAAGGTAGTGGTAAAAAGCCAGATCTAAAATCCTTAGAATTCCTGTTTGGTAAGCCTGGCAAACCAGAGTCTAGTGTAATGTATATGATAGCCAACTCAGCAGGAGAAGGTATTAAGCTAGTTGTCAAGGCAATATTAGCTGCGACCGCCGGCATGAATCCTA